CAACTTTGACATAATTCTTAGAAGCTGCTTCTAAAGAAAAAGTCAATGTGTTATGACATACAACACGAATCGGAGTAAACCTTACGTCTACTGCTTTTCCATACTGATGTGGATTTGAAAAGAGAAGATATGAATCAACACGATCTTCACCGAAGACATCAAAAGATTCTTTGACTTTTGCCAAAGCCCACACATTACGACCTTCTTTCAAAGATCCTGCTGTATGCATTTCCATGTCACCAGCTGCTACGTACTCAGCAAAGAAATCAAAAGCTTCTTCGTTCTGTAGAGGGTTCCATGCATCTGTGACGTTAGTCAAGATTGTGCAGTCAGATGTACGTACAAGAGCTTGTTGACCTGTTCGTACTTGTTCGCCGTTAATATCGACGTATGCATCCACTTTCTCGACTCTCCAGTCAAGACCAGCTTTTTGCATCATTTGTAGTGGTGTCAAGTCATTGCTAACTTCTACACCTAAGCCATGCCAAGGTACTTCACCTGCATAAGCCATTGTTTCAACTTCATGTGCCATTCTATATCTCCTTCACACAGTTGCTATTTCTTGAAAAATGAATTTTGCTTCTTGAGCAAATTCGCGATCGGTGCACTGACTAAAGTCAAATGCTGTACATTCCATAGTGTACAAAACTTCTTTTGCAGTCATCTCATCGACACCACAGATTTCCATGATTCTTTTAGTATACTCAGTCCATATTGACATACGTGTTTCCTCTCATTTAATAAGTATATCATACACTATATAAATGGGGATGTACACAGTTATTTTCAATTAATTTGAATTTTTTTACATTTAATGAGAAAGTGTTACAATTTTGTCACAGTCATCTTTTTGGTAAATGCAGGAAATAACCATTTCTCATCATCAGCACCTGTACGTCTATCTACTGCAACTATATCTTTATTGTAAACTTCTTCATGTTCTGTTCTAGGTCTATCTGTAGGATATCCAACGCCTACAAGTAATTCGATATCTTTACCAAAAAAATATTCTTTCATTTCATGTTGCCAAAATGCAGAACATAAACCTGTTTTATATCCTAATAAATTAGCAGCTAATATCAATTCACCAACTGCAATGCCAAGGCTGAAGCTTTGTTGTCTTCTCTTTTCATAAGATGCGACACTATTACCCTTACCCTCATCTACGATTGCATGCACATGTGTTCTTGATTCTTTTTGATCCCAATCATAAGCAAATGCAAATAATAGATTTGAATATACTTGAGAGTTTCTAACATTATATTCTACATCTGTTCTACCATATGAATCTGTATAGTCAAGAGTACCCCTAGGTGTAACAGCAAAATGTTTAGTTTTTCTATAGACATCATAAATAAAATCTGTATCATTAGACCAAAATAATCTGTAATGTGTTTCAGCTTGTTTTGTTGGAGAGTTTTTAATTACTTCTAATAAAGTGTCAATATGTTCTTGAGGAATATTTTTTGTTCTATCCCAATTTCTTTGAGCGTGATATGAACCTTTAGATGCGTTAATTATTTTTTCTATCATGTAGTATATATAGTATATGAAATTTTTTATAACAGGAACTAGGCGAGGCTTAGGTAAAGCTTTAGTCGAGAAATATGGTAATTGTAATTCATTAGAAGATTGTGATGTTTTTATTAATAACAAATGCGATAGATTCGAACAGGTATTCATGTTATACCATGCTGCTGAAGCTGGTAAAAGAATTATAAATATAAGTAGTAATACATCTGATCGAAAATCTAATAATAGAATGTACGCAGTTTATAAAGGTGCATTAGACGATTTAAATGATAGATTATATTGTGAAGGATACGCTACTACATCTATAAGGTTTGGATATTTTGATAGTCCAAGAGTCGAACATATCGACGCAGATAAAATGCCAATAGATTATTGTGTAGACGTAATTGATTGGATATTAAAACAACCTTACGTAATAAAAGAGATAACGATAACTCCAGAGGTTAAATATGGCTAAAACTCAAAGTTATACAATTGTGTTTAATGAAGCGCAAAATAATATAGATGATGCATTTGATACAGTTAGTGCTGGTATTAATGGTGGTGTATCTACTATGATTGCAAATGGTTTAGTGGCTGGTGATATTATTGATATTACAGAATCACTATCATCTGATAAAATGACTTTAACGGTTAGTAGGGAATGGTCAGATTCTGCATACGATAGTTTAGTTGCAGTACAAACAGTTGATCAAATAAAGAGCGCAGTTGCAGGATTGTCTGCGGTGCAATCAATAGAATATGAATTTACAGACACATAAAATATTAGAAACAGTAGATACTCAAAAAATATTAAACGAAATAGATCATTTATTAAAACCAAATGATCATGTATGGTTACAAAAAATGCATGAGTTTGTATATGATTTACCGTATACAAATAGTTTATTATTAAAGCACAATACTTACAATACAAGAATCATGCATTTAAAGCCTAAGCAATGCTATACCTGGCATAGAGATCAAACACCCAGAATACATGTACCTCTAACTACTAATGATAAATGTAGGTTTATCATCGAAGATACATGTTTTGATTTACCATTAGGAAATATATACTGGGTAGATACTACAAGACAACATACAGCATTTAATGGAAATAAAGAATTTGACAGATATCATATAGTGGGATTAACGGATGAATTGGTTTGAAGTAGATTGTAAATTAAAAGAAGAAGATATTGAATGGGCAAGAGAGATAGGCGATAACATTACTGAGCCTAATTGGACTATAAGACCATATAAATTAAATGAAGAAGAAATGAATCGTATTTCTTACTTAAACGATCAGATAGGTATAAAGCCAAGTTATGCTGCAATTATTATGGTTCCAAAAAATAGTATTTGTAATACACATGTAGACGATAAGGCTGATACAGTTGGAGTCAAACAAAGAATTACAGCTATTAATATACCTGTTCAAGTAGATAAATCTTCAATGTTTCAATATATGATTGACGATCCATTTGGCCCAGGTGAAATAGCTATGGAAATGGTCAAGCTAAATACACCAAAATGTTGGCGAGTTGATATTCCTCATAGGGTAGATAACAATAAGAGTCCAACAAATAGAGTTGTATTAAGTTTATCGTTTACGCAGACAATAGAGGAACTACATGAAATATATAGTGCCGCTAACAATAGATTATGATAAGAAGTTATGTAAAGAATTTATTAATTCATCTGGCTTAGATTTTTTAGAATTAGAAAAAAATCAGAAATGGCATAATAATGTTAATATGACAGGTGATTTAAAAAAACATTTCGGCGAAATATCAAATTATCTAAAAGATAAAATATTAATCCTAACACTTTTTCCAGATAAACAAATTAAAATACATGCTGATGGAGCAGGAACCACAAAAGACAATACTTATAATGTAAGTATAAATTTTCCAGTTGAAAACTGTACTGAAGATACGATTACTCATTTTTGGGATTTCGAAGATGAACGTGAAATAAAATATATACATCACGAAAAATTAGGCACTAGAGAAATTATTGATAAAGATCTTCTGATGTTAAGACAAAATTATGTCTTTAAGAATAAGGCAGCATTATTTAGAAATGAATATCCTCATAGTGTTTCTAATAAGTGTAAAGATTTAAGATTAATGTTAAGCTGGAGATTTAAACCAGAATATAGTTGGAAAGAAGCAATTGAAATATGCAAGGATTTGAAACTAATATAACATCAGTTGAGATTAGTTTAACCGATAAATGTAATAGATCATGTTCCTTTTGTCCTCAGACATTTGATAGTTTTCAAAATCTTAATTCAAATAAATTTATTGAATATGATACTCTAGTCAATATAAAAAATCAATTAGATCAGTTTAGTCATAAGCCGTTAATATCTTTAGCAGGCTTTGGTGAACCACTACTGTATAAAAAGATAGTAAATGCTATTCAGTTGTTTAATGATTATAAAATAGTTATATTTACAAATTTAGACAATACTAAATTATTATATCAAATAGATCAAGAGAATGTTTTTATATTTGGTAATTTATATGATGAGTCTAAAGAAACTCATTATATAGAATTATTAAATAAACTTACTAAAAGTAAATTTACTTACGTAAAACATTGGGAAGCTGATTTAGAAAGATATCAAAACAGAAATAAACTATTTGATCATTTAGGTAAAGAAGAAGATTTATCTAAACCATGCAATCATCCTATATCAAGTTTAATGATCGACCACCTAGGCAATATTATTTTATGTTGTAATGATTGGTACAGATCTAATATATTTGGTAACGTTAATCATAATACTATTTTAAATATTATTAATGGTGAATATAAAGAGATAGCACAACTAATAAATCATAATAGAAATAATTATGAATTTTGTGTGGGATGTAATCAAAAGTTTAGTAATACTCTTAGTTCCAAGTTCGAACATATGTTCTAAGTTCTTCTTCTGACATATCACATATTTTTAAAAACTCATAAAAATTATTTCTAAATAGTTTGTTTCTTTTTCTACTACTATTAGGATGCCATAGATGATAGCCTACCTCATCTAGCCAGACGGTATCGATACCGAATTTTTTCATTCTGACTATTCGTTCTATATCTTCAAAAGCGTAGTCAATACAGTTTTCATTTTCAAAACCACATTCTCTATATTCATCTACATTTACAATTCCACATAAGCCTGTAGGTGCTTCGAATGATGGTATTTTTATATTATTATAATCAATAAACGTATCGAATTGACCTGTATAAAAATGTTTATCTAATGTTTCTTTATTTAATTTAGGTGGAGATTTCCAAGTAGTAACTATATCACCTGAGTTATTTAAATGATGCACTTTGTTAAAAGGTATAACAAACGTTTTATCTTTACACCTTTGAACAGCTTTCTCTAAAGCCTCATAAGAAAATATGCAGTCTATATCTGCTATAGCCGCTAGTTTAGTTTTTACTTTTTTTAATCCATTATTAAATAATTTAGTTCTATGAAATATTTCTGTTGGTTCAGCAATTTCATAAATTACATTTACATCTTTCCAATGTTCTTTATGCTTTTCATAATTATGTTTACGTTCTGGAAAATCTATGCTTAATGTAACAACGAATGTTATATCAGAAATTGTGTTCGCCATAATAATCGTTCACCTTCAAATGCTACTCTCTTATGATTCATCTTAAGATTATCCCATATCAATATATCATACGGTTCCCACATATGTACATATGCATTTTCTTCTATCCATTCACGTAACGGAGTCAGAACCCAATCGTGGTTTTGCAATGTACCAATACTACAATACAAAATCTCTTCACCAGTAATATGGTGATTGATAATATATGGACGAGTGACTGCTTGCTTCTTTAAAATACGTAATTGTTTTTCGGTAAAACATTGACCGTGTAAATGTGTTGGTGGATAATATTCTCCAACTGCATCTTTGTAAATATATTTAAGGGAGTCTGGAGCTTTGCTCATATCACAAAACCATGTTGGACTAAGCTCAGCATTCTTGACGTTATGTAAGATTGTGCCGAAGTAATTTCCTCGGCCATAACTCCAATCATGATGCCAATCAACATCACCATCACCAAACAATCCTGTGTTGCTTAATTCTTGGATTGTACGGTTTTCATTCAATACATGTTTATCAGTAACAAGTGGCTTGCCTAATACATCAACTATACCTTCGAACTCTTCGATGGTTAATTGACGATCCATCTTTATTTTAACTAAACCCTTTTCAAGTAGTTCAGTTTTTAATGTTCCTGCGACAACCATATTCCAGCTCTCCACAATTCTCTATCACCTGTATAACTATCTCTCTTATGTAAACTGTGATGCTGATCGCTTAAAATAATATCATATGGTTCCCAATCGTGTGAGTAAATGTACTTATCTTGTAATGTATGTTCCTTGAGCATATAATAAGTTTCATGCTGTTCGTCATGAGTCATACCTGTAAATCCACGAATTACACTCCACGGAAAGTATAATCCTTCTTTGCCATTAATTGGATGCTTAGTAACTAAGTCTTTACGAGGAGTCTGTTTCTCAAAGCTTGTCTTACCGTCAATATCACGAAACTCCATCATTGTTTGCTCATCACTAAAAACGTTCTTATAATGCATTTTCTCTAATTTCATTTTAGCAGTATAAGTGACTACTTTAGATTTTAGCTTTCGTAATTTTTCTTTTGTATCCTCGGATAAATCTGCAAATGCCGTTTGATGATCAGTAAAATATGTCACGCCACCGGTTTCTGCTGGTTGATGCATATACATTGCCACGATATCATCATGGCCTGTACGATTCATTCCGGCACTATGCCACTCTAATTCACCGTCATCTTTTCCAGCAAAGAGACCATTCTGTCTTACGCGTACTAATTCACCGGTAGCAATCGTACCTGTGACTTTATCATTTTGCTGTACAACCTGACCTAGTTCTTTATAAAATTCTATAAGTTTAACCGGATCCCATGGTGATCCTTTACGAATTACGACTGTTCTATAGTCACCTAAAAATTTTAATGCTAACTCAGCATTTGCTTCTGTGATTGTAACTGCCATTTAATTCTCCATAATTAATTCATCACTATTTATAGCTGTCCATGCAATATATTGATATGACTTTTTTGTCATCCTATACTTTACATCTGGCGTATGCCATACTTGTGGTAAATGCTTTTTATAGTGATTGAAAGCTTGTGTTTTTGTTTCTCTACTCATAAAAGCACAATCAAATCCTAATAGTTTTGCTGCATCCAATTGTTGCTGAATCATGTCGAGAGTTTCCTGTGATACTATAGATCTTTTATTCTCAAATCTATATTTAGGTAATTTAAAAAATCTATTTAATATCCTACAATTATTTCCCCAATGAGATCTCCAAGCAACTGAAGAAAATCCACCCTCAAATATAGAAACTGCTACCCATTCATCTACTTTTAATCTATCAAATGAATAATTATTTTTTAATTTGTCATTAGGTAAATTATCTGTAATATCTTTTAATTTATTAAGAGTGTCAAACCACCCTTTATTATACTTAATAACCGTATTCATTTTTCTTTACATGCTCAAAGAATGGTGCAACTGTAAAGTTCTCAGTCAGTCTGCCACGATTAGGATTGTCGTGATCTATTACACCATCGTCATCTGTTTGCCAATCGATCAATCTAATTAAAACCTTTCCAGCTTCTGTTTCGTACGGAAACATATAAGATGTCAAGGCTTCACCAGATTGTGGACCAGCTTTTACAACACCTGCTGATGTTTTTATGATATCAGATTTATCTATACCTAACCTATAAACTGCCATATCAGTTAACTCATCAATTGTATAGGATACACCTTCCATATATCTACCGATCATACCAACAGATTTCATTCTGAGAACCGGAGTTATTTTATTGTACGGAGGTGTTGTATTAAAATTGATTCCATTTGCGATTGCTCTTTCAGCAAATACTTCTACTTGTCTATTCATAATGTATTCGTTTACACCACGAGCAAGAATAGTACCAGTATTGATTGGAAGCCTTTCGGCAAATATGTTATCTAATGCTCTTACCTTGACCGTTGCCCATTTACCATTGTCTAATTCTTTGTATGCCTCATCATCATCGGCACCATTCATACTATGTAACAATAATCTTAATCCAGCATCTTTGAGTTTTTTAACATAAGATGGTTGGGCAAGTTTAAGACCATTTGTAGTTACACTCGGTCTATGTCCAGTCGCTTTTACTTTTGAAATTATTTCTGGTAGATCTTCTCTCATTGTAGGTTCTGCACCTATCAACCGAATGTACGTACGTGAAGGCAACCTCGATAAAAACTCAAATAGTTTTTCTTTATCGAGATCAGGTACATCTCTATTCGGTATGTAACAATTAGCGCATTCCATATTACAACGGTGCGTTAAGTCAACTACGATATTAGAGAAAGTATTTTGTTCTGGTTCGAGTTCAAAATAGTTCATGTGTTATCTATACTAAAATGGGGAGCTAACCGTGGCTCCCCGCGCATTTATTACGTAATGACCCGATGATTTAGAATGCGAATGATACGCCGACTGTTGCGTCGCCGAATTCAAAGTCTGCATCCGTACCGATTTCTCCGTACGCACGTAGGCCTGTACCGCCGATTGTATACCCCGCTTCGAAGTCTACTCCCTTGAATACATCGCCTTCATTCAAGTTAATAACATCAAAAGTTGTTGATGCTTTAAAGTCAGTACCCCAAGCATTCATACCGACTGATGGAACGAATTCCATAGCCCATAGCTCAGTTCCTGTGTCATAATTTAGATCAGCTTTTCCGCCTGCGGATAAAGTCTGACCGGCTACTGTGAGGTCCATAGCAGAAACTGCTGAGGACGCCATAATAAGTGTTGCTGCTACTGTTGCTGCAAGTTTCATAATCGTATTCCTTTACCTGTTTATTTACGATTCCAGATTTCATAGAGTACCCAAACGGCCACTAAACCTACGAGTCCCTGTGATCCTAACATTGCTACTATTCCGCTAACGTTAGATATCACGCTCGCAGTTGGCAAGAACGGCGTTAGAGTTGAACTAAGGCCTAAGACCTCAATTACAATCATTAATGCTGCGACGGATATACCTACCTCAGCAAGTGCTCCTGCCCATGTTTTAACTTTGTTTAAGATTTCCATATAATCTCCCCTTTCTTATATGATGCCACTTTTCTGTTGCTAAGCAAGTGACCAGCTCCCTGTGATCATGCCGCTAGGGCAAATCCAGATGGTGCAAAATTATCGTTTGCAGTTATTTTTCGTAAACTAGATACCATGTCGATCCTTGTTCACCCCCATAATTGGTGGAGGTGCTGGGTACCGCCCCCAGGTCCATACCATCTTTATAACGTCTACACTAATATTTATTACAGTTTTAGTATACTATTATAAACATTTTCAGGGAGTGTGACATAAATGTCACAGTTCGTTATCATGCACGTAAAGTTGAATCAAAGCATAATGTAATACTTTCATCAAGTCTTTACGTGCATCCATTGACGATCCTTTCTTTCCATAGCGTTGTGCATACTTCAAGACATTACCGATACAGAAACCTGTACCGTGACCGCCATCTACGATAAACTCAGTTGCCTGAAATTTATCTTTTGCATAATGTTGACCGTATGTTAAATCAACATATTCTTTTAATTCTTTCACATAATTTGCTTCATCAAATTTGTAATCTATTTTCATTCCCAAACACCATCATAATTATAAAATATATGTGAACCAATAGTTCTTGTCATAAACATACCATCAGCTTTTGCCCACCAAGGGTCTACATAATCTGCGTGATAATATATAGCATCGAATGTATTATCAGGTACATTTCCATACATCACGTCTATTGCAATCTTACGAGCTTGTCTCCAAGCTTGATACTCACGTGGACGTGGATCATCTATTGTGTGAGTCCAACTAAATTGCTTAGGTTGAAAAACAACTTCGCAAACTGTATCAGGAAATTGCTCATGATGTACTCTATTCATAGTAACATGAGCAACAGCGTATTGACCTTTAACAGATTCACCACGAGCTTCATGATAAATGTTAGCAGTCATACAATCGATTTTTTCTTTAAAGTCTACAACGCCAACCCATGTACAACCCATAACGGCCATAATGGATGCAGCTGAAAAGACGCCACCTAATCTGTTTAATGTTTTTTTCATGAGTATATTCTATCACAAACAAAACGGTTTGTACACAGTTAATTTAACTTTTTTATGCCTAAAGCCCAATTTTCTGCCGCATCTTCTACATAACGCATAGATTTATTTGGAAATTCTTCTCTGAAAAACTGTTTTTTATCTTCTGTAAAATATTTTAAGTAAGCATATTCTTCCTTAAAATTAAAATGTAGTTCACAATACTGTCCTTCGTTAGGAGGATCAGCATAATATGTAGATAAATGTTTACCCATTTACATAATCCTTTACTGTTGGAAAGATTTTTGTTATAGCCTCAGCTACTGCTTTAGCTAAGTCCATATGTTCTTTTTGAGTACCGTTGGCTGATCGTAATTCAATGTAATGTATCCAACTTCGAATAGTTCCGTTGACGTATAATCTTGACTGAGTGTTACCTTCAGGGAGAACCACTCGTGCTTGTTCTTTTGCAATACCATTATCTATAGCCCATTTATATGCTTTCATTGCAGCTGCCCAGACAATCTTCTGGTGCTGTTCCCAATTCATATGCAAATTAATATCATCAGTCATAACACTATTCTGACGATTCTTATCATCTTGCAAACGTGCCTTTCTTAAAACAATAGAATCATCAAGATCCCTGATGTCAGCATACCGCTGAGAAAACTCTTGGAATGAAAACGATCGGTGTCTGAGGAGTTGTCTTGCAATGTCTCTTGTGGTTTCGATTTCGATACAGGCTGATGCCATTTCGAATGGTGACCAGTGCTTGTGCTTGATGAGATATCCAAGTAACTTTGACGTTGTTTTGGTGTTAGCTTGGTTCGATGGGTTCGAGACACGGGCGCTATACGCGATGAGATCTTGGATGTTGTCGAGACCGACGATTCCAAGTTCACCGGAGTGTACGTGCCGAACAGGTTGTGAGTATGAGATGAGACGTGCATGCATTACTTTCCTTGACCTCGGTACTTTTTATGATTACGTTTCTTAGATTTATTCATAGAAGAGAATTTAACGTTGCCATTCCCTTGAGAAGTTTTCTTATATTTAGATCTTGACCAAGTACTTGCTGTAGTACCAATCATAACTCTAGCCATCATATTTCCTTTTTATTGTATCATTACCTTCAGGTAAACACATAATTGCTTCTATTCTATCATTGAATCCACCCTTTGCTATTATCTCAACAGCAAGTGTTCCATGATTTTCTTCAGCGTGTACATATTTAACACATTCATTTTTATTATCAAACTTTAGAACAGGTATTGCCCACGGATGTGGGGTATTTAAAGTTATTACTACAATTATCCACTTCATTTGACACTCAAGTTACTAGGATTATATTGTTCACCGTTGTAACCTCCTTGCGTTCCATCTACTCCGCTATTGCAACCCACAACAACTACGAGTAAAAAGAAGATAGACCATCCTACTATAATTTTGGTCCATCGTATAAATTCATTAAATGTTCGTTCAGCTTCTTTTTGTGCTGCTTCTCTAGGATCTAATTCCATTCTACTGGCTCCACCCATGGATAACATGGTATAATACTTTGTCTACAATATCGTGCATTATCTACCATCAATACAGGCAAAACACATATAACAAATACACAAAATAGAAAAGGCCATAACAGTCCTTTCATCACTTACTCCATTTTAAAGTTACTAAATTTTTCTTGTGCCGTGGAATTATCAAAGACTGGAACGTCTTGGACTAAATTTTGTTGTGAATCAGATACATCAAATAACTTCATACGTGATCTATCTATACCTACAACAAACCTCTTATTTGTAGATGGATCATTGTATCGATTCTTTAGTTGTTTAACCATAATCTGGTTTTGTGCTTCTAACTCTTCATTAGAAACGAGAGCGAACATTAAGTCCGCCGTTGCGGGTAATCCAAAAGACTCGGACGTATCTTCAAGCCCAGGATCCGAGCTGCCATAACCACTACGCGTCGTTTGAGTTGCAGATACGATCGGAACGTCAAATTCGACCGCCAGACCACGTAGTTCTTCAGCAATAGCTTTAATGTATGTATAGGAATTTATAGATCCTCCCATTGCTTTCATACGAGAAGATGCACAGATATTCAAGTAATCAATGAATATCATATCAGGTACAAACTTCTTCTTCAATTTAAGTTCATTCAATAACGCTCGGAAGTGATTGCTATGAGCAGAACCGGTTGGATATTCTTTTACGATCAACTTACCATTTGTCATCTTCTTTAGTTTTGCAATCTTATTAGAAAACATATCAAATGACAAAGTAGGTATTTGATCTAATGGTACATCAAGTAAGTTGGCATCGATTCTTTCAGCGATACGTTCTTCTGACATTTCCATTGTAATGTATAAAACATTCTTGCCTTGTGCTAGTACGCTTCCAGCAACATGGCACATAAATAGAGATTTACCAACTCCAGTGCCAGCCAAAGCGATATTAAGTGTTTTATTGGGTAAACCACCTTTGGTGATAAGATTAAGTTTTTCAATGTCAAACTCTATCCTTTCTTCATCTTTGTGGTAAAAGTCATATCGTTCAGAAAATGATTCAATATAATCATGACCGATATTTGTATCGAATGATACAGCCAAAGCTTTTTGTAGAAGATCAGGCAAAGAGTTTTTAGACAATGTCTTATGTTTACCATCAATAACAGTAATTGCTTCTAGTACAGCTTTGTGTACGGCTTGGTCTTGACACCACTTCTCAGTAGTATTCTCAAGCCATTTCTCATCAACTGCTTCATTCTTGAATATATCAGGAATAATAGCTGATGCTTCAGTATAGTCATTTGCATTTGAGAACCGATCAGATTGATCGACCTCAACACGAAAAGCCTCCTCGGTTGGAAGCTTGTTATACTTCGCAACAAAGGATGC